GTTGGTGACTATCTTGATGATAATGTTGTGAAGATGGCAAATCCGTCTTGGGGTGTCACGGTGTCCATGCCTGCTTTGAGAGCTGAAGCAGAGCAAGCCATGAACGATCCACAGACAAGAAATGAGTTTTTTAACAAGACTTTGAATGTCTTTACGAACTCTATGAATGCTTATTTCAATCCTGATGAGTTCATCGCTTCAGATAGTCAATATGATTGGACCTTAGAGGAGTTGGCACGCTTGCCTATCCAGTGGTACGGTGGAGCTGACTTGTCTAGACTACATGACTTGACCGCAGCCGCCCTCTATGGTGTCTATCATGATGGTGAGAAAGATGTTGATATCTGCATCACACACGCTTTCTTTCCTCGTATAAATGCTCAAAAGAAAGCCAATGATGATGGAATTCCACTTTTTGGCTGGCAGTCTGATGGTTGGTTGACGATGAGCAACACTCCGACCGTTCTTTATGATGATATTGTCAAATGGTTCATCAAGATGAGGGAGAAAGGATTCAAGATTGCTGCTGTCGGAATGGATAGGAAGTTTGGTCGTGAGTTCCTGACCAAGATGAAACAAGCTCGGTTCAAGATGATTGACCAACCTCAGCTTTTCTATCTGAAATCAGAGGGATTCAGAAGGATTGAGTTCAAAGTTAAGAATAAAGAGTTTTACTATCTTCATTCTGACGCTTACGAATACTGTGTGAGCAATGTTAGAGCGATTGAAAAGGTGGATGACGCTGTGCAATATGAAAAATTAGATGGTGACGGTGGCACTGCAAGAATTGACTTGTTCGATGCCAGCGTTTTTGCTTGCATTCAGGCTCTTGCTAATCTTGGTAAGAATCAGAATGTCATGAGCTTCTTTGATTAGATAGAAAGGAGGTGAGAAATATGGGAATCTTTGACAAGTTATTCAAGCGTAGCAAGTCTCAGACGATGTTCACAAGCTTTGGGAATTCAGATTTGGGCATCATGTATGACGGCGATGGCTATATTCCACTAGCAAGAAATCCAGATGTGATCATGGCAGTCAATAAAATTGCTGATATGGTCTCAAACATGACTATCCAGCTCATGGAGAATACAGAATCCGGTGATGTACGAATCAAGGACGGGTTGGCCCGTAAGATCGATATCAACCCTTGTGATCACATGACAAGAAAATCATGGATCTTCAAGATTGTCAGGGACTTGCTCCTGTTTGGCGATGGAAATTCTGTGCTACATGTGGAATATGACCCAATGACTGATTACATCAGTAACCTCAGACCGTTCCCAATGTCGGAAGTGTCGTTCAAAAGTAATGATCTGACATATATGATCCACTTCAGGGACACTGATTTCAATCCAGATGAAGTGGTCCACTTCGCCATCAATCCTGATCCAGACCGGCCTTATATCGGGACCGGTTTTAGATTGGCCTTGAAAGACATTGTACGCAATTTGAATATGGCCACACAGACCAAGAAGGGCTTTATGAACGGAAAAAACGTTCCAAGCCTTATTGTGAAGGTAGATTCTTCAAATGAGGAACTTGGAACCGTGGAAGGTCGGGAAAAAATCGCTAAGAAATACTTGACAACAAGCCAGTCTGGTGAACCTTGGATTGTCCCTGATGCCTTGATGGAAGTGGAACAAGTGAAGCCATTAAGTTTGAATGACATAGCTTTGAATGAGTCAGTAGAAATTGATAAGAAAACAGTAGCTGGAATGTTAGGAGTTCCGGCTTTTGTTTTAGGGGTAGGAGAATTCAACAAAGAAGAGTACAACAACTTTGTGAATACCACTATCATGAGCATCGCAACAACGATTACTCAGACCCTTACAAGAGACCTACTGACTTCAACCACACGTTACTTCAAATTCAATCCACGTTCACTGTACTCATACGACATTACAGAGCTTTCAACTGTGGCCCAACAAATGACCAACAGTGCTGCAATGCGTAGAAACGAGTGGAGAGATTGGGTTGGTATGACTCCGGATCCTGAAATGGATGAAATTATTGTTCTTGAAAACTATCTGCCACAAGGTGAGTTAGGCAATCAGAACAAACTAAACAAGGAAGGAGGAAATGCCAGTGAAGAAACGTAATTCATACATCGCTACTCAATTCGAGACACGAGAAGAACAAGAATCTGGTGACTTGATCCTGAGTGGCTACTTCATCCGTTTTGATGAAGAAACTGAGCTGTGGCCAGGCTATTTTGAAGTGATCAAACGTGCAGGAGTGGAAGAAGCAATCAAGAATGCGGATATCCGTGCATTGTTTAATCATGACCATAACCTAGTATTAGGACGCACAGGAAACAGCACAGTGAGTCTCAAAGTTGATGACAAAGGTCTCTATGGGGACATTATCATCAACAGGAATGATCCAGACGCTATGGGAGCCTATGCCCGTGTACAGCGTGGGGATATTGTTGGATGCAGTTTTGGATTTATGCCAATCAAGGTGGACACTGTTGAGCGTGAAGATGGTTCTTATCTTGATACCGTGCTAGAGCTTGAAATTTTTGAAGTTAGTCCTTGCACATTCCCGGCTTATCCACAAACTGAAATTGCTGCACGCAAGAAAGACTTTGAATGTCTGAAACGTGCTAACAGTGAAGCGTTAAACGAACGCAAAATGAAAATTAAGGAGAAATACAATCTATGAATAAAGCATTGATTTATGGCGCACGCATGCGTGCAAAAGCAAGCAAGGTTGTTGAACTGGAAGAAGCAATCACAGAATTGAATGAACGTTCTGCAATCGAAGCAGAAAAACTGGACCGTGCTGAAACTGAAGAAGAAGTTTCAACGGTTGAAAAGAGCCTTGAAGATATCCAAAAAGAATTGGAAGAAAAACAAGCAGAAAAAGCAAAACTTGAAGAAGAAATTGAAGAACTTCAAAAACAAGTTGATGAACAAAATCGGAAAGCCCCAACTTATCCAGACGGGGAACAACGTGGAGGAAAGAAATTGGAACAACGTGACGCAATTGCTAAATACATTCGTACTGGTCAAACTCGTGAAATCACAGGCTTGAAAACTACTGATTCAGGAAGCGCAGCTTTAATCCCTACTGAAGTTTTGAAACCTCATTTTGTTAACAAAACACGTAATCCACTTTTGGATCTTGTGGAACGTGTGAAAGTTAACAGTGGATCTGGTAAATATCCGGTTATCAAGAAAACGGATGGTGTAATGGTTTCAATAGATGAATTGAAATCAAATCCAGAACTCGGAAAACCAGCAATCAGCGAGATTGATTATTCAATCAAGACTTACCGTGGATATATCCCTGTGTCACAAGAAATGATTGACGACGCAGACTATGACATCATGGCTATTGTTGAAGACGAAGTGATCAATCAAGGTGAAAACACTGAATTGTCATTAGTTACAGCTGTCCTCAAAACAGCAACTCAAGCAGATGCAGCTGGATTTGATGGTATTAAAGATATCTACAACAAGAAACTTAAATCAATTTACAAAGCAAGCATCGTTGTAACTAAGTCAATGTTTGCCGCACTTGACAAGGTGAAAGACAAAGATGGACGTTACATGCTTCAAACAGATGTGGCTTCACCTACTGGCTATTCATTTGGTGGGAAAACAATCTACAAAGTAGATGACACAGTGTTTGGAAACGAAGGAGACATGAAATTCTTCATCGGTGATGTTACTGAGTTCGTCAAAGAGTTTGACCGTTCTCAAGTATCTGTTAAATGGGTGAACAATGACATTTACGGACAATTGCTTGGGCTTTTTATCCGTTTGGATATGAAGAAAGTAGATGAAGAAGCTGGATTCTTTGGAACCTACACTGATGTTGTGGCTTAAGGAGGTAGCGTATGAGCTATAAAGTAATCCGTCCTTTCAAGGACTTGGCTGATCCTGAAAAACATGACTATGCTGTTGGCGATATCTTTCCTCGTGAAGGATATGAGCCGACAGATAGCTTTACCAACGGTCTTTTGACTGGTGCTAACACTGCTGGCTCTATTTTCCTTGAAGTTTTTGGGGATGATGAACCTAAGAAACCAGCGTCTAAAACAAAAGAAGTGAAGGAAGAGCCCGCAGTTGAGCAGGAAGAAACAGTTGAGGAAACTGCTGAAGATCCTGCTAAGGAAGTTGAGGAGTAAACATGGACGAAGGTCAGCTCTTGGAATTGCTGAAACTCAAGCTGGGTATTTCAACTAACTTGAGAGACAAGCCGTTAGAAAAAATCATTTCAAGTGTCATCACTGAATTGACCGATAATCTCGGT